GGAAAACAAGTTGTGTCTGTTGACTCATCTGCTACTGGTATAGTAGAGGTATTGATAGAGTTTGTAGATGCCGCTGTAATACGTCCCTGAGCGTCTACAGTAATCGCTGGGATGGCTGTGGCAGAACCGTAGCTACCAGCACTTACAGACGTGTTAGCGAGCTTTGCAGCAGTTACTGCATCATCAGCTATTTTTGCTGTAGATATTTGACCATCTTGAATCTGTGAAGTTGTGATAGCATTAGTCGCCATCTTTGTATTGGTTATAGACGTGTCCGCTATCTTAGCTGTTGTTACAGCACCATCTGCTATCTTTGCTGTTGTTACTGCACCAGATGCAATCTTTGCAGCTGTTACACTACCAGCACTTGGCTCGTTTATGTTTACTGTTGACCCGATCGTGATGATGAAGAAATCAGCACCACTAGAAGGAGCGGCAGAAAATATAATGTCCCCACCGTCAATAGCAAACCCTTCGCTGGGTTGACTGGTTCCGCTATTAGGTTTCTGAATGACTCCATTGATGCTAACAATGTGTTGCTCGGCAACTGTGCCTGCATTACTAAGTGTAAATCTATAAGCTGATCCATTGAATGTCGCGCTGCCTCCACCAGTTGCTGATGAACTAGATATTGTATTTATAAAGAATTGTCCAACTGACTGTGTTTCTTCAAACGCAGAAGTTGATGTATTATATACGAGTAATTTATTTGTACCAGTATTATAGAATAAATCACCAGCGTCGTTATTACTTGTAGGGTTCGACGAACCAACTCTGTATCTTTCGTTGAAGTCATTGATGTCTCCACTAAGACTCACTAGGTCGCTTTCTGCAAGTGTAGCTTTGTGATAATTATATATCTGACCAGAGCCAGTAGATGTTACGATAAAACGTATACCATTAGCTACAGTAGAACTATGAAAGTTAGAAGGTATGTTGTTTATTGTGACAGTTGATCCACCTACAGTTCTACCTGATGTACTTGTACCACTACTATTAACAACAAGGCCGCCTGCGTCTGATATACTAACAGCAGCACCAGAAGCCTTTTGTGTATTAGGAAACTGTGTTTCGTTTGCTATAGCTGTAAAGCCACCAAATATAGAAAGCTGTGCAGCCACATAGTCAACAATAGCACCAGAAGTTGGTAACTTAGTATCGTCGTCTGTAACTGTAGTTTGTTTTAGATCACTAGCTAGTTTTGCAAGTGTTACGTTGCTGTCGGCTATCTTAACTGTTGTTACGTTTGCATCTGTAATTTTAGATGTTGTAACAGAGTTAGATGCTAGTTTTGCATCTGTAACGTTTGTGTTAGCAAGCTTTGCTGTGGTAACTTGACTGTCTGCTATATGAGCAGTATCAATAGAACCATCAACATAGTGCTCTGAATTAATAGAGTCATCGGCTATCTTTGCTCCTGTAACTGCGTCGTTTGCTATGTCAGCTGTTGCTACAGAAAGATCTGTAATATTAGCACTGTTAACTGCTACATCACTTGGTAGTGTACCACTAGCTAACTTTGCCATTGTTACAGCATTGTCAGCTATCTTATCTGTTGTAACTGAGCTGCTAGCCAAATCGCCCGCAACTATAGTGCCATCAAGTATCTTAGCACTTGTTATAGCACCGTCTTTAATATCGCTTGTTTGCACTGTTTGATTTTGCTCTTCTTGTGCAGCAAACAGTAACTGCTCATGGTTGGCATTAAGGTCAGCCGCTTTGACTGATGACCCTGCCGTGTATGTAGCCTTTGCACTATCTACATCTGTATCACGAAAGATACGTATAGAAGCTGGGCTAGCTGGTATGTTGCCTGATGTAAAGACTACGTTACCACCACCTGTAGTCGTGTAGTTTGTTATATTGTAGTGTGTGCCTGATGATTTTATGACACCATCTACATCAACTTTTACGTCAGACTCTTGTATAGAAGGGAAAGAAAACGCTTTCGTCGCATTTCCATCCCCAGTATAATCTACGAATGTTGTTGCCATTTATTTGTATATGTTGAGGATGTTTGCGGATGCAGTAGTTTGTCTCTTATCAAGTTGTGCAAGTTTTGTTAGACGTTGTTTTTCGATTACTTCTACAATCTTAGGATCATCTTTAATAGATGCCCATGCTCTTGCTTTTGCTTGCTTAAACATTCTATCAATAATTCTGTTATGGTAGTAATCTCTAGCATTAAACTGAGCACGGTTGCCAGAACGTATGTCAGTATACATCTGTTCCATGGATGCTACCATTCTTTTATCGTTAGCAAATTTATCAAGCTCTAGTTCTAAGTTAAGAGAACCAAGTGCTCGTTGAAACTCTGATCTAATGTAAGGATGATCTGTTAAGTTTGTACCGTCAGGTGCATAGTATGTTGATGTACGAAGATCGTAACCACTATCAAACAGAAACTCTCTACCGGGGCTTTGATCTAAGTTTAGGCTAACAGGACTAACAGCGTTGTATAGTCTTGTCATAAAATCCCAATCTCTTAGTGGCTTACCATTTAGCATATCATACTTGATAGGTAACTGGCTAACTGCAAGATTTTCTGTAATTAAGTTTCTGTTACGTATGGATTGAAATACACCTGAGTTTATCTCACGCATGTAAGGAGTAAACAATCTACCTAAATCATTACGTATACCAGCTAGTGGCACTTGATTGTTAAGTAGTCCAGATATAATACGTCCACCTTGGCCGGGTCTACCAGCAAATAAGTCAACAAAAGACTGTATACCAGCTAGATATGACTTACTTGTAATAGCTTGTGCTATAACGAGTGAGATCTTACCTAGTTCGTTTTCTGTCCATTCTTCACCCATAAGTTCACTTGCATCACCTACGTCAGCGATTGTAGACATGATAAGGTTAAATGGTTCAAACTGATCGTAACCAACACGAACAGCACCTATCTTAATTGTTCTAGGCTCCCACTTACCGTCTATCCACAACTGTCTTTTTTGTCTGTCAACTGGGCCGTTACCATTTAAGTCACCACGCATCCAAGCCTGCGCTGCCATAAATGTAACAGCAGAGCCTATGGCGAGTCTACCTGTTTGTAAAGCACGTGCATTAGCAAGCTCGTCTGCTGTAAAAATACCATACTTGTTTACACTAGCTAGATCATTAGGATTAGCAAATGCTATATCGTTGAACTCTTTAACTAAGAAGTTAAAACCGGGTGTATACTTACCTGTAAGTGCAAGTCCGTTGACACCAGTTCTAGCAAACAAAAAGAATGGTTTGGCTAGAGGTGCAGCACTAAATACATCGTTAAGACCTTTTGCAAAGCCTGTAAGTTCTTGTGTTAGTGTTACTTCTTTACGTGCAAACTGTGTAGCTTCGTCAACAATGTTACCTTGTGCATCAAACACTTGAGAGTAAAAATCATCTTCGTATGCTCGCATTAACTCTTTTGTTATCTTTGGTGTTTTAATACCATTGTCTTGTAACTCAAGAGCTCTACGCATAGCTTTTTCACGCATCTTAGCACGACCAAGTACGAAACCAAAAGCGTCGTCAGTCGCAGCCATAATCTTAGTAGAGTATGTTAAGAAGTTACTATTATTCATTTGACGTGCCATATTAGCTACACGAAACGCTGCTGTTTCTCCGGGTGTAGCTCTGCCACTATCTTCTGCCCAACGACGTAGTATCTCCCAGTTGTCGTCAGCTGCTGTAAACTCTGTAAAACGTGTCTTTATCTGTCTTATATCACCTTTCCAGTATGAGTTTAGTTTACTTCTAAATAAAGTAAATGACTCTGGTATAGCTTCTATCATCCCATTTACTGCTGCAAGACTAGCTCTTACGTCAGCTACATTACCATCAAAAGGTAATCTTAATATTGCACCTAAGCTTTGTGCTAACGGGCGTAATACTGTTGCAGTTGATGTACCCATAATAGCTCGGGCTGGTGTTTTAGGGCCAGATAGTATGCTGTGTGTCATCACACCTTCTAGCTCACGTATCATAGCACCAGTACGGTTGATACCACCTTCTTTCAGTGCACCACCAAAGATGGTTTTTCTTGCCCAGTTATCAAAGTCATCTAGTGTATTAACTTCTTCCATCATAGAAAATGCTTCAAACAAAGCGTTCAACATATTGTCGTCTTTGTCATTCTTAGCAATTTTAAGTATAGACATGATAGACTCTTTCGTATCTTCCATGGCTTGAGTTGTAGCTTCTTCTACAGTCTTCTTACTTTTTTTGCCAAGACCGAGTTCTCTAAACGAATCAGACTTTACAAATCTAGCTTTCTTTGTTTCGTATAATGCAGTAAGCATAGTATCTACAAGCTGTTTGGCTGGGCCATC